TGCGGGCATTAGTATTTTCTGCTCATAATCTGTTAATGAAGCAGTTTCTTTTTCAAAACCATTTATCATGATATTATTTTAAAAGATTCATATTTTGCCCTCGTTGAAAGTCTTGGAAACCAACTTCAAACCTCATTTTATCATATTTCCTTAATGCTGATCCGAATTGATCCCTGAGCATATAATACAGGCGGATTTTACCACCAATGATCCATTCGTCGCTACCCTGGGTGGGTGATAAATCATTCAACCAATTTTCATAAATTTTTCTTGTTAATTTCTTTGCCATGTTATAGGGGTTTTTGAGTTTTTTCACAGAATTTTCTTTCTTTCAGGATCTTACCGTCTACGCTAAATCTAAAGATTATCACGCCGTTTTCCACCCTTTTCGTCGTTTTTAATTCGACCAATTTATGTGAATTACTACCTGAAGAACCTACATAAATTTTTTGAATATTTGTATCTCTTGCCCCGTAGCTTTTATTTGATTTGTAAATGCATGAATCTACATCGATCCATATTGGATAGCTTCTGCTCATTTTTTTTGATTTTTAAGATTGATAATTTTTGCGAATAATTTACGATCAAAATTTGATCTGATCACTAATTCATCTTGATACATGAGTCTTTCCCATGCTCTGATTTTTTCAAAATTTGCTTTACCAAAAAAGGTGTTAAATTCTGAAATTTCTCTACGATTAATATTTAACCTTTGCTCTTTCTTCCGAAATAATTTCCTTAAAATTTTTTTCATATTTTTTACTTTTGAGTGAATGTAAATTCTACTTTAATGCCCGCAATAATTTTGGTAAAGATTAGGAATCCAGATTCGGAAACCGCTAAAGAATAACTACGCTTTGTCAATTCGGTAATCAATTTAGAATTGAAATAACCCATTGCTGAAACGGTAGTACGATCCATACTAAAAGTGAAAAATACTTCTGAATCTTGGAATTGATTAAAAATGTAATTGGCAATTTTTTGCTTATGCCTTGCAAATGGACTTGTAAATGTCATTTTGTTATGTTTTAGATTATCATAGCAATATCGCTATGACTAAATATACAATAAATTTAATTTATTAGGAAATTTTTGCTGAAGAATTTTTCAATTTGTTTAACATTTGTTCAGCATTTGTTTGTCATAAAAAAAGCATGATCAATAAAGATCATGCCCTCAATTAAGAATCAGCACCAAACCGAAACGCAATCATGCTAAGCTAATCGAATTCGTTAATTAAACAAAATGTTACCATTATTTGCTTACCGTCTTGATATGCCTTTTTGTAATATTCAATTTGTTCAAGATATTTTTTTCGATCATTAATCACCATGCAACCCGCTGACCAATAACCAATTAACCAATTTATTACTTTGATATTCTTCAAAGAAAAATCATAGGTATTTGTATGATAATTAATGCCAAACCAACCCAATTCAATTTTCCCGATTTCTTCAGATTTTTTATTCATGTTTTTATCTCTGAAGACTTTTACCTTTCTACCAATTTGCTTTAATGCGGGCATTTTTCCCTTATGCAACCCATAACTCCAAACATTGTAATACCATTCGTCTGCTTTAAGAATTGCCGTTCCTTTTTTATTATATTTTAAAAACCCACCTCTTAAAATACCACCGCCCGCGTTTGTCGTGCCTGAAACTACTCTGATAAATTTTTCACCCTCAAATTCGTAAAATTTATCGTCGTAGGTATTATAAGTGTCTACTTTCGATCTGACGCCCAAGATCCACCTTTGTTTTGGGATCTTTTTAAAATTAGGCAATGATTTTACTTTTTGTAATAATTCTTGATCGGTGTATGATCTTACTTTGGTGCTCATGATCTAAAAAATTGGATTATTTTTAAAATTATTATCATTAGTAAAATGATAAGAAATAAATACAAAATATAAAAGATATTTTTTTTCCAATTAAATTCAGGATTTGTTTCATAGTATTTAATGGGAATTTTTCGCTCAATGATTTTATCAATAAAAATCGTATCGCATTTTGCGTCAATATAAATTGAGTCGTGAATCTGGGCAATTTTTACTTTTAAATTTTCTTTTTCTAAAATAATCGTATCTTTTAAATTGATCCAAAAGCTATCAATTTGGAAGATCGTATCTTTTTCAACTTTCGGAATTTCCAGGCTCAGGGTATCTGTCAAAATCACCGTATCTGTTTGATGAACAAAAGGATATTTTTTAACTAATCTTGCATGCCTTTTTATTGGGGAGCATGATAAAAATGCCAATAACCCAATAATGAAAAGCAATATAAATATTATTAATTTTTGCGTTTTATATTCTCCCATACGCTTACCCCCATTAATACTAAAATAAACCCTATTAATTCACTTAAAATAATCACTATATTTTTTTCATTCGCAAATCTTAAAGTAGCATAAAAAATTAACAAAGTAATTGATAACGCAATAAACCTTTTACTCGATTCATTGCTCTGTTTTTCAATCAATTTTTTTATGTAATTAATTATTTTCATTTTTTTTTAATTCCCACCTCGGCAAGCATAACCACTAATGCGTTTACATTATTACTTAAAGTGCTCACGTTTTTTGTCAGGGTTTGCAATTCGCATTGAGTCGCATCTTCAATTCTTCTTACATCATTTTCTTGTTGCTTTGCTAATAAATCAATTCTACCTTTATTTCTTCCCGTTTCAATAATAACATGCTTTACGTCATTTATTAATCGAGTAAGAAAAAAACCTACGATTGCTAATAATATCGTTATTATAATGCTTGCAAGGGTGATTGTATTTGCTTCCATTTCTTCAATTAGTAAAAAGTTCTTTTGTTTTGATTTCTATCTGATACAACGCAAGATAAAACCGCTTTTCTTTGATATTTTGCCAAGTAATCAATTTCAGGACTTTCTGTTACTATCGCGGGATAATCCAAAATTGAATGAGTATGATTAGTTTGATTGTAATCTGAAATAAACAATTCATTTTCGCTAAGCAGATATAAATCTGTTAATCTATCAATTATTGGATTTGTATAAGGATCGGTCTGGATCTGCCAAGTATTTAAATTTTCTCTAATAACGGTTTTTACATTTCTGTTTTGGTAAATAATATTATCAATTTCCATATTTGGTTGCCTTTCCCCAATAAAACCAAAAAACCTGATTGAATCCTCAACATTGCTATCTGTAAAATTAATACCCTGGATTGCTTGATTTAAATTGAATTTCACTCTGAGCCTTGCGGTATGCTGAGCGGTGTTAATTGAATATTTTTTAAGATCATAAGTTCCCCAATTAATTACCCCAGAAATACCACCAATATTATATTCTAATTTGATTTTGTAGCAACCAATCCCGTCACTTGCTAATACATCTTTCCAGGGTATTGTGATATATTTAGCAAAAGGTTCACGAACAAATGAAATCGGAGTTGGTATATAATTCGTTGCAATATCATTTTTAGTCAATGAAAAGATTATTGTATCAGCTGATCCACTTAATTTTATCCATGCCGAAGTAATATCATTTTTCCAACTTTCTGTATCTGTATCATGAGCTAAGACCAATAATTTTTCATCACAGCATTTAAAAGGCTCAATAAATTCATTGCTCGGGCTTGGCGTAGGTATTTTTATTGCTTGATATTCGGCTTGTATTCTTTCTTCAAATATTGGCATGATAAAATTTAAGTTACGTTAAAAATTCTCCTTGTTGATCCTGAAGACGCAGTCCCAAGAATCTCGACGGCATCAAGACTTACCGATCCATTGGTCACTACCGATCTACAATTAATTGCTTGACCATTCGTAAAAGCCGTATTACCAGAAAACGCCCCCGTCGCAACTTGCTTATATGTATTATGCTGAACAAATGATCTATTAGTTCCTTGAGGAATTTGTTGCCCATTTACCCCATTAAAAGCATTTATTGAGCAACTTGTCATACATATTGAAGAATCAGCTTGAGTGGTGGTAATCGTTTTTGTATTTGGAGTTGCGGTAGCGCCGTTTCTAATTAATGCCCCCGTTCCCGAGCTATTGGTATATGCTCTTGCATGTATTGAAATCGGGTTAAATTGAAATCCTGAAAAGGTAATCACGATATTATTACCCGAACCAATGGGTGCGTTTGCTAAGGAAAACATGCTCATTCTTTGTTGCAATCCACCTCGGTTTGTTTGATGAATCAAAGACATCGCAACCCCTCCGAAAGTAATACCCGAAATCGTAACCGTATTTCTCATGGTGATACAAATCAGTAGCAATCGATCTGATCCGCTTTGTTGTTGCATGCCCGAAATGGTATAAGGATTTACCATTCCTGGAGTGGGATTTGAAGCAAATGTATTTCCGCTAATGGGTGCCGACATTATATTGTATTTTTATTTTCATTATTAATTAATGGTAATTCTTTGACCATTTCAAAATCATTTACGATTTTACCCGCATTTAAAACAAAAGGAGTTTCATCAAAAAATTCTTTTATTGTCACCTTCCCAAGCTCAATTTTGGTTTTATTTTCAAAATAAAATTTTCCATAAGTCGCATCGTATTCCTCATTCATATCATTTACTAATTCAATATCTTGCGTATAGCCTTGATCTGTTTCAGTCAAAAACCCGTCAAGATTTAACTCTGTTTTTGTTATAATATAATAATCAGTCATTTTTAAATTAAATTAAAATTAATTATTTTTTATAAAATTCTTAATCTTGGGTGAATCTAATATCAACGCTAAAATAAACATTGGTGCCCGCTACCGTTCCAATATCAATATAAACCCATGAATTTGCGGGAATGCTCGTAACCAATAACGAAGGAATATCACCAGTCGTAGTATTGGTTGAAGTGGTTAAATTAACCAAATTGCTACCTAAACTCGATCTGTTGGTGCTATGAGCAATATAATATTGAGTTGAAGCCCCTGAGCCAGTGCTAACCGTCACTACCTCCTGAACGGTTATATCTCGATCAGTTCGAAAAATGGTTATATTATCATTTGTTTGAGGATCTTGAATGGTAATAGTTTTTGTTAAAATCGGTATTGCGTCATCAACATATTTTTTTGGCACCAATGAGGTTCCCACCAAAGTAGAATAATTTGCACCCGTCGCATCAATTTCGCTTGTTTCCCCAAAATCTTTGTAAAGTATTCCGTATTTATTGGTAGAATTATCTTTATAAAATGTATTTGTATTTATGGTGGTTGAGCCAATTTGTATTACACCATTTTCACCATAAAATTTTGAGAAATTAAATTGTTCATCTAAAGTAAAACCATAATTACTTACGCTCGCCAATATTGCGTTTCCATTTATTCCTAATACATGAGGACTTGTTGAAGTGCTACTTTCTGCGGTTAAAATTATTGCATTTGCTTGTTGGTTAACCGTTGTATAATTTAATCCTCCCGAAGATGTATCATAAAGGTAGCCACCAATTGAACTATTTGTTATTTTCCAATTTCCGCTATTACCAGTTGCACTTGCTAAATCAAATTGAATAGATTTGTCATTTAAGGTGTGAAGCCTATTAGTTAATAGGTTAAGATTTGCAGTAAAAAGATTTGATCCTGAAACTGAAGCAATCGCTAAATCAACATACTCTTTATCAACCAAAGATCTTAATACATACGAGGTATGATAATTACCGCCATATTGAAGACCTTTCGGATTATTTACCGCGTCACTAAAATAATGATCTGTGCCCGAAATTTGAAGTATTGCACCCTGGCCGTTTCCGTCATCGTATGCCATTTTTATTTCATTTGCTGTTCCCCTAAAATCAGAAAATTGCCCAGAAATTGTATTGAAAAATGCTAAAAATGTTTCTGAAGCCGTTAGCCTCATTACTGCGTTGAATATCCCTTCGTCAAAGATTTGTAAAATTCTTTGATCATTCATTCTGATTTCACTTGAAACCGTTGCGTCATTATGTTTAAGTAAAATTTCAGTTGGAGCAAGAGTTAGTTGAGTGGTATCATTCAATTCGATTGCATTTAAGGCCACCGAATTTGCTAATTGATTGATATTGGTTTCCTGGGTATTTACACCCGCTGTATTCCATACCCTCGTTTGATTATAAAGCTCACGCATTTTTTGCTCAAGATTATCTGTTGAGCTATTTGCTTTTACCGACCATTCGTTAGTATCTAATCCATAACTTAATTCAATTTGACTTGCACCTTGATTGGATTTTTTCATCCTCCAGGTATATTGATCGGTTTCTTGTTCAATATTCTGTGAAGCATTTAAATTGCCCGAAAATAGATTCGTATCTACTAACCCAGAAGTAATTGCATTTTTTATCGTGCTACCTTTTATTTTTGCCGTTTCAAATGTTGATCCATTCCAATAATCTATATCGTAGTAATCGTCGTCTCCAAATGTTAATCTTTCTAAAGGGTATTGGTTTATTTTTATTCCCATTTTTTTTAATTTTTTATGCTAAAACTTTTAATTCATCACTCGTTGTATTTTTATCATCGTCATTAGTCGTAGCTTTTCCAATTTCAACTATTGACGTAAGGCCTTGCTTAATCTTTGCCGTAATTTTCACCCCGTTAGTAGTATCAATCTTGCTTGGATCAAATTTGCATTTAAATTTTACAGTTATAGAATTTGGGTATGTAACCTGGCATAATAATCCGCTTATTGGCGATAATGGATTTGTAAGATCATTATCATAAGGAATTATAGTGCTACATATCGATCTGGGTGCTGATTCTTTTGGTTCAATTGTGATCATTCCCCAGATTTTCGTTATATCCCAAACTCCTGAAACTAATATATGAGTTGATTCAATGAAAAGCAATTCACCGTCAGGAATTATTGTGATTACAGAGTTATCTGATTGCTTTTTTAATTCAATGGTAGAATTTATAAAAGGTGAGTTATCGTAAGGTTTATCTATCAGGGTGTTTGAATGAGTAAAGGCTAAATTATTATCATTTAACTCGATATGCATTCGGATATCCCAATTTACATTGCTATATTGCTCCCAATTTTGATTTTCATTCGGCGCAAAATCCGAGTTTACACCTAATAAATCCAACCAATATTTCCAATTCAACAGAAAAGGATAATATACTTCAACTTCATAATCGGTAGCAGAATCAACTCCCGTCAAATCAACTTTTGCTTGCCTTTTTTTGCTCGTTGTTGGTAATTCTGAATTAATCGTAGCAGATTCGTTTAAAAGATATTTACCCGTTGAACTCTGATAAGTAACCCCTCCAAAGCTAAAATTAGTTTGCTGAAGAACAAATGAATCTTGGGTGGTCGTATTATATGCTTCGATTCTTAAATTTAAGCCAAAATAAGTAGTTTTATTTTTTTCTAAATTAAAGGTTCCATAATATGCAAGATCGTCCTCAGTATCAGCAGAAAAACCCGTATTAATCCCGCTTATTGATTCTATATTTTGAGAATGATCTAAAAAACCAAAATCATTGATCATAGTCAAAGGCCCACCAACGGGCAATTCTTTCACTAAATCTTTTGAATATAATAAGTGATTTGTATTTCCAATTCTTACCCATAAATAAAAAATTCGATCGCCTGGATCTCTGCTTTCTATAAAATCAGAAAAACCCGATCTTGGAATAAAATCAAAATTAACGGTTGCATTTCCACCTGAAGTAGAAACGCTATTAATTAAAATTTTCCAATCATTTTGTGAAGCTGATCCTAAACCGTCAAAAGATCCATAAGTGGTTCCTGGATTAATTTTAACCGTCGGTAAAGCGTAAGTAATATTCTTTTGATTATCAATTCGATTTTTGTAATATGAATCCTCAAGGCTAACATAAGCCCCTCCAATTCCTATATCAGTTGAATTTGTTCCCGCAAGATCAATTTCAAATTCTAAACCAGTATTTGGATTTACATTATATTTCAATTCTGAAAAGGTAGATATCACAGATCCACCCGTTGCTACGCTACTGTTATTTGCTTCATTAAACCAACCCGTATTAGCTTGCTCGTCAAGAGTAAAAGGTGATCTTTTGAAAGTTTCACCAGGTTTTGAAGACCATAAGCCTTTTATTATTGCTTTCAAGCATTGACCTAAAGCAAAATTGCTTTGATCGTAAATACCTGAGTTAATAAAAACAATTTGTATCGTAAATTGATTAAAGCCATCAGAATCGAAACCGTCCCTTTGAATACCCGCCGAAAGTATGAATTGACCAGATTGATTGCCCACTAAATTACCCGTTTGAAAAGAACCGATTGATAACGATGATAAATCGTTAAAATAAATTCTGCTCAATTCACCGTCTATTAATGATGCAGTATTTGCAATTTCGGTATCTAAAGAATGATTGAATTCAAGGGTTAAGTCTGCTCTAAGTCTCGGTATTGGCGTGCCCGTTCCATTTGTGGTAGCGGTGATAACCATGATTTCGCCCGCTGATATATCATAAAATGCAAATGCTGGCCAAAAACTTACATTTAACTCGGTATCAGAAATAGCCGTCGCAACGGCAAATCCTGAAGCGGTTGAAGAACCCGCAGAATCAAATCTTTCTATATGAACAAAATCACCTACCCTGAATCCTTCGTCAAGCCAACTTTTTGCGGGGCTCGTAAAGATAAAAAGTAAAGGATCAAAAGTAAAAGGATTATTTATAGTCGTGATCCTGATCTTTTCACTAACTACTAATTCAAGCGTAACCTGATCACCCGCGTTTGAAACGTAGGTAGATCCAGAATTACCAAAGGAATCAGTATAAGTTTTATTTTTTAATATTATCGGCATTTACTTTATTATATTTTTTCATGTATTCGCTTAATGCTGAATGATCACCCTCTTTAAATTTTCGCATGACTTCGTTAATATCGATATGATATTGTTTTACATGCTTATAAGTTTCAGGATCTAATCTATCAAATGCTTGATTTTGTAAAATATTTAATTCGTCGAGCATTTTACCTAAATTTGTCAAATTTTTAAATTGCTTTTCAAAATCCATATTTATTAATCGTTAATCGTTATAATTTCTACTTTACCACTTGCGTACTGATCTGGCTCTTTATATGAAATAATTGCTTTGCTCATTTCATCTGTAAACCGAATTGTTAAAATTTCGCATAACTTACCATTAATATATGCAAAATTATTATTAATTAAAGATACAAATTGTTCTGAATTCATGCGAAGAGGAACGTCAGAATAAATTTTGCTACCATTAATATTAATTTCATTTATTTTATGATAATCCTCGTAAATTTTGCTTGCTTTTATTTTATCAATATAATTAGGAGGTTGCTTGCCATTATTCGCATATAAGACTTTTGTTACAGAATAATATTGTTGTGATATTTGGGTAACGCCTAATCTATTGGTTATTGCTGAAGCATAAGAAGTGCCCGCCCCAAAAACCCCAGTGATCCCGTCAATGAATTGAAAAAATTGCTTTGATAAATTTTCAATAATATTCAATTTATTTTTTCTAACGCCAAGAGCAAAAGGTATATTAATATCATTGAAGCCTTTTATCGTCACTAAATCTGGATTAATAACGCTTAACGGCTCGGTGCTATATTCAGCATCTGTTGGATCAAAAAAGTCTAAAGTATGAGTATCAGAATAATCTACTTGATAATGAACATAAGTCCTTTTCCATGCTTCAGAAGTATTTAAAATATATTCGTTTTGTCTTTGATCCTGAATATTAAGAGCGGGTAAAGTCGTATTTGATGTAATATTTTGCCAATAATCTCGTCTTTCTATTTGAACAATACCGTTATTTACCCTTGTTCTTGCATTAAACCATAATTCAACCGCATTGATTAATTCACCCAGGGTGCTAACAGAATCTTGAGCCGTTGGATATCCCTTTGTAAAACTAAAATTTAAATCATTTTGTAAGAAATCAAAAATACCTTTTTTTTCCTTAATTAGAGGAACGGGCATTAATGTCAATTCGCTCATATCATTTAATAAATTAGAATCCAAAGTATAATTAAGAAATTGGCAACCCTTACTGATTAAATCTTTTATAGTTGATCCTTTGTAATATCTAATTTGTGGGAAACATAATTCAAACATTTTACGGGCTAATTTTACTAAAGCTGAATAAACCAATGCTGTATAAATTATCTGAGCAGTCAATGCTAATCCTAATGATATGATTTCACCAAGGGGAGGTGCGGGTATTATCGCAACATTAGGAGTCAATGCTTCGATAAAATCACGAGTAGCCGTAACTAAATCTTTTGTAGCTTGTATCGATTCTTTGGTCACTACATAGGTAGCAATGCTAAGGCTGATTCCTAATTCAGCTTGATTTTCTGGAATTATTAAGTAAGGAATATCAATAATATTAAAATTTACCCCTTTTTTATTTAATAATTCAAAAGTTAGACTTTGGGCATTTTCAATAAAATTATCATACCCTTTTCGTTTTTTAATCTTTACCTCAATTTCAAAATCCTTATAATTAGTGCCCTCTGTTAGATCGACATAATATTGTAAAATTAAACCCGTTTCTAATTGAATTTGGTAAGGAATGCCCTCAAAAACCCCTTGCGTAGATATATGATTCAAAATTATATCTTTTGCCTCTCTGGGTAAAATAATCGTATCTGTATCAATTTGTAATAATTCAGGGTTTCCCGTATTATTAGTTGATAACCCAATTTCCAATACATTTCTTGGGCTTATTAAAATATTATTTAAAAAATGTTTCATTTTGAAACTCGATATCTGTTATAAATATTTGTATTGCCCTTTTTCGTTGATCTTGTAATAGCCATTGCCCCGTCGATAATCTGCTCAATTTCAAGATTATGCTCAGGCTTATTCTGTATAGTTTTTTGTAAAGTATCTAATTTATCCGCAATTATATTTACCCCACTCATATTGCTTGATAAACTAAGACCGTCCGCTACATCACGAATTAATCCATTTTGATAATTATATGCTAATTGACTTAAATCCTCATTTGACATGCTACCAATTAGCTCATTATTTTTTTTCGGTATCACTCTTTCGTTGGGGTGAAGAACAGAAAGAAACCCACCTTTACCGTCAACACCATTTCCATTTCTTCCCGTATCTTCTGTACCCTCTAAAAACATTGGCAATGCTTTTATAAATTCTGTTAATAAAACTGTATCTGTTATAGTTTTTTGTAATGGATTTTTTACTTCAGGATCTTGGGAATTGGTTAAATAAGTTTGAAGAACCGTTGAAGCCAATTGGATTCTTTGTTTTCGCTTTTCCATTTGCTCTCTTTTACGATTCTGTTCGGCCATTAACTTAGCCTCCTCTGCCATGCTTTCTTTGGCTAATATATTACCATTTTCTGCCATTGTCTGAAGACTATCAAATCTCTTTTGTGATGCGTTGATTTCTTCATCAATTTTTGCAATTCTTTTATCTGCCAATGCAATCGACGCATCTGTTAAAGCCTCGATTATTGCTACCTGATCCTCTGCTCTTTGCTTTTTTACTTCAGCAAGTTTTTCCTCTTTTTTTTCTTCGCTTTCAATTTCTTGTTCGTCAACTTCTTTTTTAGCTTTTAAAGTTTCTTGCTCAAGCCTTATTATATCATTTTTTAATTTTTCGTTTACTTCTTTTATTTTTTGAGCCTTTTCGTCTTCTTCAACAACCTCGTCATCAATGGTTTTTCGATCAAAAACAGCTTGATCTTTTAATTGATCAATCTTTGCTTGTTTAATTTGATCTAATCGTTTTTTTAATTCTTTTACCGATTCAGCACCTTTGATCTTTTCGTCCTCAAATGATTTTTCCCTTAATTCTTTTTCTTTCTCGAATTCTTTTTCTAACAGCTCAATTTTTAGATCAAAATCATCTTGTTCAATATTTTGAATACTTTGCTCAATTTCTTGATTTTTTGCTATTCTTTTTTCAGCCGTCGCGTCTTCTGCTTCGTCTAATTCCTGAAGAACCAACTTTCTTTCTTTTAATATTTCAAGTATTCTTGTCTGAGTAGTTTCGTTAAGATCTTTTTTTTCTAAGATCCGACGCAATTCTGCTTCGTCGCTAATCTTGATTAATTTATCAAAATCAAGTCTTTTGCCCGTATAATCCTCAACTAATTTAATTTGACTTTGAAAAGAGGAATCACTTAACCTCCTGGTTTCTTCAGTCATCGCTTCACGTTCAGCTAATGTCGTTTTTTCATCTTCAATAATTTTCATATTGATATTTTTGTTGACCTCGAAAAAGTCAATAGCAAAATCAAGTTGCTTTTCAAAATCGTCCTTATCTGTTTCCCTGGCTCTTTTTTTATTGGCTCCCAATATTGTGTCCATTTCATTTTGAACGGCAACTTGCTCGACCTTTGCCTGGGCTAAGGCATCTAATGAATCGGAATTAATTTTCATCCATTCGGCTTCATCTTTTAAAAATTCAAGATTTTTAATTTGCTGTAATTCATAGACTTTTCCCGCTTTTAATAATGAGCTTCTGATTTTCATTGCTTTTAAATCAACATTGGCATCAGCATTTTCCTTTTCCAATTTCATTCTCTCATTGACCACTTTTACTAATTCTGCTTGTGCCTCTCTCTGCTCTCTAAATGAAAGAGTCATATCACCCGCTTGTTCAATTAACCCACCTTCAACGCCTTTTAGTCTTTCAATTTCAACGGAAGTTTTTGCTATTTGATTTTCATACTCAAAAAGTGCCATGATTGATTTATCGACCCCCTCGATCACTTCACCAATATTGTATTCTTTATTGGCTAATACTTCTAATCTTTTTTCCAGGTCGGCAATTTCTTTTTTTGTTTTCTCGGTATCAATATCAAATAAACCATCAAATAGCTTTTTGCCTAAAAAAGACTTTTCCATTAATTTAATTTTGAACTTATCAAATGATAACATTGCCAATTTAATTTTAATGCTAATTTTCTCGAACTTATCCATCATTACATTGCCAAACATCACGATTGTAGCCTGAGCCTTGGCAATAGTTCCTTGCATCGTTAAAATCCCTGATCTTGTATCAGTGACGGTACTCACCAATGCACTTAATACTGCAATTAGAGCACCAATTCCGATTGCTTTCAATGCTTTACCTACTAATCGTATTTTCTTTGAAGCGGTTTCTGCTGATTTCGCTTGTATCATAAAAGCCTTAGCTTGATTTTTTAACTCAGTAATCGAAGCCCTTATTTTTTGTAGCATTTCACCCAATGGCCCCAGTGCCTTTTCAATCGATTCTGTATAATTTCCGACATTCATTTTTTGCTTTTTTAATTTGTCGGAATTTTCTTGGATCACTTCATTATTTTCGTCTAATTCTTCGTTTATTTCTTTTAGCCTTTTCTTTCCTTCTTCAGTAGAAAGATTTAACTTATCTCTTTCCCTTCTTAATACCCTATTTTGAGCTGTTAGTTTTTGTAGGGTTCCCGCTTGCTTATCTTGTAATATTAATTCATCAGCAAGCACTTTTCTTTCTTCCCTTTGAGATTTTTGCAATCTAATTTTTTCCTTTATTTCCTCCCTTGTTAAAACTATATTTTTTTTCTTTTGCTTTTCTGCTTGTTGCTCTGCTTTTATTTGATCTTTTACGATCTTTAATTCCTGGGCCTCAAGTTTATTTTTTTGCATTTGAGTTTTTATACTCTCTTGTTCTAATTTTTCAAGTTTCGTTTCGGCTTCAATCTGGCTTTTTATTGCTTGGCTTTTTGCTTTATCCAATTTAATTGATTGATCCATTGTTTTATTCATCAGAACAAATGAATCATTTAAATCAGCAATTCCTTCAAGAGTGACCTTAATAGGTTTGTCTAATTCTGATTTTAATACCTTTGCGGTTGTTTCTAACGATTGATTTAAATCGTTAATATGAATAATAGTTTTTTCTGCGGAATCTCTAATGTCTTTGTAAAGATCAATTTCCGCAATTTCACTCCTTTTTATTTGCTTTGCCATATTGCTCTAAGATTACGAAATATTCTTTAACGGTGGTATTTTTTTGATCTATTTTATAGCCTAAAAACATGCCCAACCAAGTAAGTATTGTTTCTATATTTTCACCCTCTCCGAAATAAAATTCCAGATCCTTTATTTTTTGGGTTTCAATTTCAATTTCTGTTAATTTAAATTTTTCTTTTGTAAGGATATATTTGCTTTGTAAAATTGCTTTTTTCTTTTTTGCTTCAATATATCTTTTATACCTTTTATCAAGACCAAACTCTTTTAAATATTCATTATATAAAATTTTCCAATTAATATAGTCTTTTATTTTATTTCCCCTTTTTTCTTTTCGGGTAAATTCAATTTTACCTTTATTGCATTTAATCCAATTGTAAAGGGGCATTTCATCAATCGATTCCCAATACTTTCCTTGCGTATATGATAAAATTATTTTTAATCCTTTCAGCATAAATTTCAAGATTTTCCTCTGTTAAGCCTAAAATATCAATGCTCCACCAATCCTGATCCTCCATTTTAGTATAATTTGCGTCAATATAAATTGAATCTTTTAAAACATTAATATACATGCTATCAAAAAATTCCCCAGTATCTAAAAGGGTAAAATGATCACCCGCTTTCTTTCTTCCATTTGAAAGTATTTCTGTTAGCTTTGAATAAAAACCTATAACTTGCCCGTCTTCGTCAATCCCTTCATTAAATAATTGATTTATTTTAATTAGGTTTAAAATATCTTCTTGTAATTCTTTTGTATGAGCCTCAACCCAGGCTTTTGCATCGTCTAAAGTTAAAGCTAATTTTAAATGTTCATCAATTTTTGTATTCCCAATCATTTTACAATATTGGTTTTTATTAATAAAAAAGCAAGACAAATTGCCTTGCTTTTTTAAATTTGGTTTTATTTCTTGGCTTTCTTTGGCGGTCTTTTTCTTGCCCTTTTTGGGTTAGCTTCATTCCACGCCATTTCAATAACTTCCTTTTTTATTGGGAAGAAATTTTTTACGGCTTCCTCTTTTGATATTGATTTCAATATCTCAGCATTAAAGCTATTATTACCAACAAATATATCCATTATACAGTCGCTTGAGCATTTCCTTCAAATCCCGATTTGACAACCTGAACCTTTAATACATCGCCCGCTGAAGCTGTACCGCCCGTCGCATAATTCAGGGCATAAGTTCCGTCAGGATTTTCCGTAACCGAATCTGGCGCAAAATCAACCGATTGAGTAATATTGTAAATTCTCCAATCTGCTGTTGCCGTAGCCCCTTTATAAAGGATCTTATTGATTGCTGTTCCATAATCTAATTTAGCCGTAAATGACGCAATCGTTGAAGTGACGGAAAGACTTAAAATATTTACATCTTTCAATCCTTCGAGCTGAGTAAAATCTTGCCCCGCTTCAGATACGTTAATCATATACATTGTTGATTCGTCGAATAATCTATCAAAGTCAAAACCAAGCATTATTTTTTGAGTCGTTGAATCTGTCGCGAAATTAAACTTAGGATCAAAACTGGGATTATCTACGGGGATTGGATAAAGATATCCAGATTCCTCGCTACCAATTAGATTTCCATTTACATCAACGATATACATTCCGAAATCAACGCAACGATTCATTTGCAATTTTCCTAAGAAAGTCGGCGTAGAATCCTCGGCCCATAATTCACCACTAAAAGATCTTTTCCCTTGTCTTAGAAAAACCATTCTTCCTGAGTTAGCCTCCTCAAATTGGCTATCTGCTTTTGGCAATTCTACATTTTCAAATGCGGGCAAAGGAAACCAACGCTTACTTGCGTCTGCTTCATTTATAAGATTACCCCATGTCGGCAAAGTAGCCGTAAGATCAATTCCATTTCTTGTACCGTCATTCGCTATTAGCGGTACCATAATAAAACTACTCGTAATGCCGAATATCGGCACGCAGTTTGGTCTACCCGTATTTGATAAACCCGCGTCGCAATTACAACCTATCATTTTTTTTTAATTTTAGCATTTACAATTTTCTTTATATCGGGTGAGGGTAAAATCTAATGCAACCCCCGACAAATTTGCATTCAATATATTTTGTATTGTGCCCTTTTCTTGTTCAACCCCAAAACGGGAAAAGGTTTTATACCTAAAGGTATCTACCGCTTTATATTTACGATTTTTTTCGATTTGATCAAAGAACTCATGCATTAATTTTTGCATAGGTATCACTACTTGCTCTCGGTGGTCTTTCGTATAATATTGCCCAGGATCGGTTTCATCTAAGAAAAATAATTTTGTTTCAATCTCTTTTTCAATAGCATAATTTTTTCCGTACCCCGTTTCAGAAATAATTTCAAGTAGCCAGATCAAAGGTAATTTATTATTCAAATTTGAATCAGCAATCGTCCATTCTTGATTCGTCGCTAATTTCGTGCCCGTTATGAAAAAAGGCTCTTGCAAATAAAATACCCCGTCTAATACTTCAGATCCATTTCCTATTGGCTCTGCTTTGATATATGAATCGTAAACAATTTCAGAAATTTTAAAAACTACTCCTGAGGAATCTGTTATTAATTTTCCCTTTCTTGCCCACTTTGTATTGCAAACAAAAGTCTTTTGGCTTGACGAATCATATTTGCCCGTCAAAGAATTATCAATATCTGATACAAGACCTTTTATGTATTCGCTTGCTTCGATCATATCCAAAACGCATTACCTAATCCAACCCCGTTATATGTCAAATAATCGGTGCTAAAATCACAAATATATCTTTGGATTGCTCGATAAGTAACCATGCTTTCATTGTATCTCGTATATATCATTGAATTCAAAGTCGAAACATTTTCCGAATTTTCACCCAATGGTCGAACATTTCCCGAAACAGCCACGCTATTCGTCATGTCTTTTAAATATTGGAAATAAACAAAGCCCTTGATCATATCAAGCATGCCTTCTGAAATATAAATATTACAATTAATATTATCGTATTCAAACGCATTATAAATTTTGGTAAAAATAGCAGATTGAGGAACGCCCGCCGTAAGATCAGCAACGAAAAGGTTATATAATTCAACCCCTAATAATTTAACAAGATATTGCTTTTCGTATTTATCAATATATGCTTGTATTTTCGTCTGCTCATACATGCCATGATGCAACTCATATTTGCCTTTGCCAAAATCGTTATATGTAATATTTAATATACTCATGATTCTTTTAAAAAAACCCCTACTTCTTTTTTGTAGGGGCTTTCGTTTTCTTCACCACCTTGCGTGATCTCCTTTTCTTTTCTCCCTTGCAATCCTCGCAATCCTCGCAATCTGAATCACAACCCGATAAAACGGCAAAGGTATTCGTGAGCAAAAAATGTTTTTCTTTCTCTGATACTTCAATCGTAGAGCCTTTTTTTTGCCCGTCGTAATCTCTAATTAATTTTACTTTTGCCATGATTCAAAATTTTGATATTATGCGGTTAATGCCGTCAATGCCGTCGAAATATTCGTGCACTTCATGAACGCATCCTGATTAATATTTGCTACATGAAATTGTAATCTTTCAATAACTTTCAAAGTAACAATCTCATGCTCAAAATTGTCATTATTTTCATAACTCATTTCAAGCGTAGCGCCTTGTCTGTCTAAGATTTCCCCCTTTGAAGAATCAAATACATAAAGGGTATTAGCAGAAACCAATGGACTCGTAACTATTTTCATGCCATTTAAAATGCCGTCACCTTGCATCACGAAATTTGGTAAAAGGTAATCATTATCGGCATTTTTTTGATGCATGAATTTTACAAAATCATTATAATTCATGACGATTGTATCAGCATCCCAAGAATTTTCTTGCCCAAAAGTAAATATTTGTGCTTTCATTGACGCCGTTAATTCTGCTAATGTCGCAGATTGAAAAGCACCCGTAAAAGGGGCTAATACATTTGCGGGGTCGAATTCTGAAGCAATCCCGTCGATTGATAAGATATTCCCCGTACCCGCAAGGATCTCGGCTTCCTCTTTCAATTTAACAGATTCATTTACTAATTGCTCAACTTCTGACGCAACAAATGAATAATCGTCAATCATATCGATACAAATATCTACAAAATCCCTGATCTTCTGGATTTGAACCGTTCTGTTTACCCAGGTAGTTTTCGTATTTGAGGTAGAGGTAGCACAAGCTACTACGACCTTAGCATCACGAGTAACTGCGTTTTGCTCGCGGTATTTCACGTATTCTGTCGATACATTTACCCGTCTGAAAAGATCGGTGATTCTCGTTGCTCTTACGGGCTTTTTAATTGTGCCCTCTAAAAATTGAGCATAATCATCACGAGTCCCAATATCTGAAGGATCTTGTTGAGCTTTCAAAGAAATTTCAACCTTTCCTTTTCCAGATTTTACAACCTCTTGTATTTTTTCTGCTTTCTCTTTGATCAATTCAACCAAAGATTTTCTTTTTACGGGTGCATTTTTTGATGATTCTTTCAGGCTTTTAACGGCACTTTCCAATTCAACCAATTTTTCTTTCATGCCCTCTGTCTGATCTTTTTCAGCCAAGTTTTTAATTTCTGATAATTCAGACTTTAAATTTTCTACTTCAGCAGATCCCGCTAATCCTTTTGTAGCTTCATTGATTTTTTCCTCGAATTTACCAATGATTTCTTGTGGTGTTATTTCTTTTCCTTCCACGATTCTAAAATTTTATTGATTTAACAAATTTTCTAATTCTACCCAATTAAACGACGTTTTTTTATTGATTTGCTGAATAGCCTTTACCCTGGGTATTTGGTTGTCTATTATTGCAAGATCAATTAATCGTGCATTCAAATATTTTAATTTCATTTCCAAATTGTATAATCTTTCGTCGGTTCCCCTCCCATTGATTAATGCCTTTGTGACGATTTCAATTTCTTTACTTAATTTTTTAATAAGATCATTTTTATTTTCAGATTTTCCTATACTTAATACTTCTGTATATTCATTCGATCCAAAAGTTACTGCTGATCCTTCAAACAATTTTACTTCTTCAATTTCGTAATATCCTTTTTTGCCCTCGCTTTCAATCCAATTTACATTCTCGCTCATATATTGAAATCCGATTGAATGCTCTTTAATGATTCCGTCCTCATAATCACGCAATGCGTCTTCACCTTTTGTACTCGTGCCAAGCTGAGCAATAGCAAGCAATCCTTTTTCGTCTTCCTCTAATTTAAGAAATTTACCAATTTGATGTTGCCAATCATGATAACGCAAAAAAGCAATATTTCTATTACTCCCCGATCCTGGGCCTCTTTCTTTTATGCTCTTTGCAAAAGCCCCTTTTTTGATCATATCGTCATCAGAATCAATGACATTAAATTTTGAAAGATACATTGCAACCTCTCTTTTTCCTAATGATAAATCTTTGATTGAAGTTTCAAAAGATTTTACAGAATATTGATTAAAGTTTTTTTTCATGTTGCTTGATCCCTTTTTTAATATTATCCTTATAATAAGGAAAATAATTCTAAAATTAACTAAATTTATAATTAATAACTTTAATTTCTCAAATTTTTAGCATGAAAAATAATTTTTGGACTAATATTTTTGGTTGGTCAAGCGGAAAAAATGATAACTTACTCAGAATGTTATCAAGAAATACCAACCAATTCTGGGGAAAAAAAGATCCGACCTGGATCGATACTGATAAACCATACGAATTATACATTACAATACCTGAATTACGAACCGTCATCAATAAACGGGCATTAATGATAGCAAGCGGAATACCGAAACTTTGTGATCTTGACGGAAACGAAGTCGAAAAGCATTGGTTTCAGGATCTAATCAATCAACCTAATCCTACTCAATCTTGGAGTGATGTAATTTATAGCCTCGCCGTCAATGATGGACTTTTTAATAATTCTTTTGCATATTGTCCTAAACGGGCATTTGATTTACGAAATCTTTTGGTACCATTGCCAAGTAATCAAATTAAGATTGTTGGAACGGGTAAATATCTTGATCAAATCGAGGTCGACGGATTAATTGAAAGATTTGAATTTTGGTATGATACCAAGAAAAAGGAAAATATTTCTGTTGAGGACATGATCTATTTAAATACCCCTGACGGTATTAATTTATTAAACCCGATTAATAGAATTGATACTTTAAAATTTCCATTAAGCAATATCATGGCTCAATATAATAAGCGAAATGTAATTTTGGAAAATATGGGTGCTATTGGGATCTTATCAAGCAAAAAGTCTGATCTTGGAGGATCTCTACCAATGACGGCTGAAGAAAGAGAAGAAATACAAAGGGATTGGTTAAGACGTAGCAAAGATAAATTGGTGCTTACTGAAGCAGATGTTAATTGGACGCCAATGAGTTACCCGACAAAAGATTTAATGCTTTTTGATGAATTAACCGAGGACAAAATGGCTATTATTGACGCATACGGGCTTTCGTATTATTTATTTAGCCAGGGCAAAGGTGCTACATTTACGAATGTAAAAGAGGGGATGCGCATGAGCTATCAGGATACAATCATACCTGAAACAAATCAAATGTATTCTACTATTTCTCATCAATTAGGTTTAATAAAAGAGGGTCTTTATGTAAAGGCAGATTTTAATCATATACCCGTTTTACAATCTGATAAGAATGCCGAAGCCTCAGCAATGAATCTAAGAGCCGACGCAGTAAATAAAATAATAAACGCGGGTATTGATCTTGACGAAGACGAAAAAAGATCCTTGCTTGGATTATGATTTAGTATAAATTTGCTTTTTTAATTGGCGTAATACTCGATCACAATGCAATCGATCTTCACCCTGGGATTTTAAATTATCGTAAAATTTAATCAATCGCAATATGTCTTCAATCCTTAAATTTACTTTTTTATGCGGGTGCCTTTTTCTTCCAATCATTTCTTTTTTAATATGTCCGATTCTGTATTCTTCAGATAAATTGCGTAAGTCTTAGGATTTTGTATTGATCTCTTATGCTTATATGATCGTAATCAATACTTATTTTGATATTTTCTTCAGGGTTAAAAGCACCTTTTTCGCAAAGTCGATCACAGATCCTTATGATTTGATCATTTAATTTACTTATGTTTTCGGGCTTTAATTTATTTTGATTGATTCGATATTCTTTGGCAATCTTAGTCCTGGGCATTTCTCTTTTTCTTTGATTTTCTAAATCTGTTCAATATTATTAAGCTAATTATTACTACCATACCAATTTTAACAATCATGATACCATTCTTTTGTTGCTCGTCTGCTGATCCATGCTTCATGCCCTGACATTTGGTAATCTTGGCAATTTTGCAATAATTCTTTCCAGAATAATTTTTTATTTTCGTAATCTTTTGAATCCTCTTGACTCAATGTTTCTACCCCTTGATTGGTCTTTGCGTTAATATATCTAATCATTTTTATTTTATTTTATATTTCTTTTCCTTTCCTTTCTTAAATTTTGCTGAACAAATGTTGAACAAATGCTCAATTTTCGATTTTATTAATATCATATAAAAGAACCAAAGAAAGAACAAATACCATAATACTAAGTTAATTATTTCACTTATGCTTTCTGTCTTCATGATCTTAATCTTTCAATTTCTTTTAATACTTCGTACCCTTGCTCATTGAAAAATTCTTTATTAAGCAAAAGTATTCTTGCTTCATTTTTTGCTTTTTCAATAATCATTTTTTTGTCTAATCTTTCCCCATTGATTACGATTGATACGACATTCTCTGCTTTGAGTAATCGTTCAGGGATTTTTTTTAGCTTGCTAATATTCTCCATGATTTAAATTTGATTAATTATGCTTTTATACCCTTGATCTGTTATTATCAAATGATCCAAAAGATCAATTTCAAAAAGCGCCAATGCATCTTTTAATTTTCTCGTTACCGAAATATCTGCGTTGCTCGGCTTCAGGCTACCCGTCGGGTGATTATGAATCATAATAATACCGCTTGCCAATGAATCAATAGCATACTTGCAAATGATCCTGACATCAACGACGGTGCCTATTATTCCACCCTGGCTAATTTTAGCCCATGCTTTTACCTTATTGCCACGATCGAGCATCATTATAAATACAGATTCATAAATGAGCAGATCGTCGCTATAAAATTGCTTTGCATACCCGTATGCGTCTTCCATGCTTGATATTCTATTCGTCGGGAATTTCTTTTTACTTTTCCTCGCTTTGAGGTAATATTCGATTGATTTATCCATTTTTTGTTATGTTTTTTTTTATTAATCTAAATTTTTTAAATAATATTCTACTGGGGAATTATTAGGCTTCAATAGGATTTCAATTAATCTTTTTTGAATTACTAACCAATCTGAACTTTTTAATAATTCTTGATTTTTAAAGGAAGAACCTACCCCGTCATTGAATGATTCAATTTTTTTTCTGCTCAAAATAAATTCATCATTTTTAAATTCGACATACATTTCAATATTCCTTTCAATGGTGCAATTTACTTTTTCCCCTGAAATTGATCTTGATTTTATGTCTGTAAATCTCTCTGTCATGTTATTATATTTTAGGTTATGATAGCAATATCGCTATATTTCAATATACGAAATTTTACTCAAATAAACACGATAAATTTAATTTATATTTTACAATAAATCCCAAATATAGTCAGGTTCAAGACCTATTTCGTAAAGTAATTCTTCAGGATCTGAGCCATTTCTGACTAATATTTTTAATTCTCTAATTCTTTGGATCGCTTCATCTTTCGTTAAATGATCACGATCAATTAAAATTTGTATTAATCGATTATTTTTTTCCATTTCTTAAACTTATAAATTATATTCATTTGAAATGTCGTAAATTCTCATTCCAGACCAGTATTCATCCTGGAATTCATCTAATTCAGCAATAAAATCGATACAACCAAGAGCAGTAATAAAAGCACCGCTTGATCCTTCGGGTAATTTATTATTTACTAATTGATTAGCTACCCATTCAATAAATGTAACAGTAGACTTATCTGCCGTCATGTCTTGCCATTTTATGATTGAGCAAACGGCATCACCCAGGCTTATTTTTTTCTCTTTAAATAATCTTGCTACTTTAATTTGCTCCTGAGCAATTTTACAAATTGATCTGACATATTGCTCTTTTTGTTGATTGGTTTTTAATTCCATTTTTACGTTAATTTTAGATTATGTTTTTTTAAAAAATTTAAAAGATCCTTTTTCATGCTTACCGATTTCAGCAAATCAATTTTGCTGATACTCTTTTCATCTACTCCTAAAATCTTTAAGGATTCAATCATTTTGATAACCCCCTCTATTCCGATTAATTTATCTTTGTTTTTCATATTTATAATATACGAATTTTATTCCGTATTTCCTACATAAATTTAATTTATTGTAGTAAAATATCGCATTTATTTTTTTAGATAAAATCCTGATTTTCAGCAATTTATTGCTTGATATGGGGATAAAAGTTTAAGATATTTTGCAAATTCACTTCTGCTTCAATGATAATTTTTTCAAGATATTCACTGGCTTCAGGATCACCTTGGCACGATAGACGTAATTGATTCCTTAGCGGAAATACTTGGTAAGGATTTACCGTTTTTTTGCTTGATATTAAATTGGTTAAAGATTCTATTTGTAATTGAATTAAAAGCTGATCTTTATCCATGTTATATTTCTTTGATCCTAATTTAGCCTTTTTTTATTTCTTTTATATAGTGATTTACTATATTTTTTTTAATTTGCTTGCCTTTTTCAAAAAAAATTTTTCGATCGTCTAAATAATCAATTAGCATTGCTACTTCATGATCTGATTTTTGAGTTAAAACAAAATCTAAATAAACAGATATTTCTTTTTTTAATCTTTCGATTATCTGCTTTGTTTCATTGCTCATTTGTTTTTCTTTCGGCATTTTTAATAATTTTTGAAGTTATGAGGGAAAAGCCCTTTTATCAACATTGATAAGCCCGCCAAACAATCGGGCGCGTCGTCATTCTTATTTTTCCCCTCTTTGCTAAAGCCCTCTACGTTTTGAATGAATTGGTAAAAATCCTGGGTATTATTATCAACGAAATTAAAATTGCTAAATACAAAAGCACTTTCCATTATGATTCTTGTAATCTTATTTTTGGTATTATGAACTTGCAATATCTGGGCATTTGTATTTTTATTTAATTGACGGCTAAACATAGCTCCCATGCTATTCGATTCTACTCTGCAATATTTCACTTTCCATTTATTCAGCAGATTAGCACAAAGGGGCATGGAAACATCTGTATTATCTCTTGTGAAAAGATAATCAACGATAAAAATTTCTTGATCGAGAACCCCGCCGATTGCTAAAGCCGTAAAGTCTTTTCCTTGATCTGCTACATCAATATATCCAACATAGCCCTCGATCTTTGATTCAATTTCCTTGAATTCTTTTATTGATATTTTTTTCAAATTATTAAATAATCTGCCTTTCATATCAACGGGCTCTTGCATATATTCTGCCAACCAAATATCTGGATTGATTCTTTTTCGTATATCATGATATTGCTCAGTGCTCATGACTTCATCACAAAAGGATTCGTCATTTTCATCTAATGCCGATACCTCAATGCTTAAATCGTATCTGTCTTGACCTACATTAATGCCAATTACATCATTTTTAGACCAACGGGTGCCAATATCAATTTTTGAGCAATTTCTTTCCAATCTCGAATCGTGGGTTGCCTCTTTCCATAATAATATTTTTTCGTTGGTGGTATCACTCAATGCGTCTTCAACCCCTCTGTAAAGATCATCTGTAATAGCCAATTTTGTTGCTCCAAATCCGATAATCGTACCCCCAACCCCCGCACCAAAATAACCTACTTGTTTTGATTGATTCGTATTCCAACCTAATAAATTTGCTTTTGTTTCAGATAGCCATACCTTTGGGAAGACCTTTTGGAATTTATTATTTTTCAATATATTTCTTACATCATAGCTAAATTTTAAATATAGGGTGGCGGTGCAAGTATTTCGCATAACGCTTTCTTTTGGATTTCTACCTAAAACCCAGGCTGAAAAAAGACTTGTAATATATGATTTTCCCGCTCGGGGTGGCATTGATACTGATAAGGAATTGATTTCCTTTTTTTCGATCTTTTGAAATGCATCAGCAATTTTTTTTAAAAAGATTCTTTTCGTAAAAAATTCAGGATCATAAAAAAGACAGAACTCCCAAAAGTCGCGTCTTAAAAGTTCAAAGAAAAAAAGTTTTTTAATCTTTTCATTCTTCGTCATTTTGGGTATTTTGATTATCTAAAAAATTACGCAGATCCTCGTCGCTTATTCCTGAAAGATCCAAATCATCTTTTATAATTTCCAATTCTTTCTTTTCGACATATCCCCTCTCTTTTCCTTTTGTCTTTAAAAAAAAGATCGTTGACGTCGGGTTGCCCTCGCTGATTTGCTTATGTAATTGGCTTTCGGCAAAATCTAAAACTAAGTCCTTAATGCTATCTACCTCTTTTTTGTATTGTTCGTCTTCAGCATACCATTTGTAATGAGTTGATCTTACGATCCCAACGGTCTTGCAAGCTGAGGTTACGATCCCAAGTGATTTTTCCAATGCTTCAATCATTGCTTTTTTATGAATATCTGTTTTTGTTTGATCTCCCATTTTATTTTGACAAATTTAAAAATTCGTTTCGAACTTCAGGGTTTTTAAATACGCCACCTAATTTTGTTGTCGTCGTATTGCTCGTCAAATCTTTTACCCCTCTGGCTTTCACGCAATAATGTACCGCTTTTATTTTTACCGCAATATCTTTTGAATCTAAAATATAAGACAATGCATAAAAAATTTGCTCTGTTAATCTTTCTTGTATTTGAGGTCTTTTAGCAAAAAAGTCTACCACTCGATTAATTTTAGAAAGACCGATTACTTTATCTTTCGGAATATACGAAACCGTTGCGTGCCCGTCAATTATCACGAAGTGATGCTCGCATGAGCTTGCAAGATTAATTTCATCAACCGTTACCATTTCATCGTATTTCATCTTATTATCTACGGCAGTGCATTTAGGAAAATTATTATAGTTTAATCCATAAAACATTTCATTTACATACATTTTTGCTACTCGATCTGGCGTGCCTCTCAAACTATCATCTTTTAGATCAAGATTGAGTTCTTCCATAATCTCTTTAAATAAAGACGAAATTCTTTCCTTTCTTTTTTCTTCCTGATCAAAATCTCCCGTCATGGGCGTTTCAATCCCTTGCTTTATTAAATATTCTTTTATTTTCTTTCCAAGATTGCTATCTGTTTTCATAAGCCGTAATTAATTCATCAAAAGTTTTTACGATTTTCAAATCATAAAATTGGCAAATTCTGGCTATATTATCCTCTAAAGGTTCGTTTTTTTGCTCCCATGGAAAAATATACCACCTTTTGTCATTATTATTTTTTTTGAAAAAAGATACAAATTTTTTATCTGGGTATAAATCTTGGTATTGCTTTAATGTCGAACCGCTATCAATTAAGTCATCAATAATAATTTCAGCATCTTTTGGATCATTAACGGGTTCAAAAAATGGCATCAGATATTGCCCACCCCTGGGCACGCCCCAAACCTTAGTGTCTTTTTTTATGATATTTGATTCAATTAATTTTTTTGCTACTTCTTTAATTTCATCCCAAGTTATAATACGTTCCATACTTTATGGTTTTGAATTGATAATTTCCATTGAGGATATTCTTTGCAAAGATTAATGCAATGCCTTAAATTTTCGCCATTAATCGTAAACCCGTCTGAATGAGGGGAAACCCAATAATGGTTAGCCTTTACAATCGGGTTCGGAACGCTTTGCCCTTTATGCCTAACATAACGCAATTCTGATACCCCGTCGGGAAAATTTCTTTTAACAATATGCTCTGCGACCTTTGGGCTTACGCAAATAAAATCAAGCCCTTTTACGGGTTTTCTTAATCCGCTCGTTTCGATTGCTTGATAAAAGCCTTTGCTTTTAAAATGGGCTACAATTTCTTCATCTAATTGATCAAGAGGTTCACCACCCGTCCAGGTGATCTCTTTACAATCTGGCGCATTTTTTATTAACCATTTTTCAATTTCTTCAATCGTTCTTTCCTCCCCGCTTTCAAATTCGGTATCACAAACAATGCCTGATTTAAAGCATGCATTTTTTGCTGTGCAACCCATTAATCGAATAAAAACCGTCGAGGTGCCTACCCTGGCTCCCTCACCTTGCAAAGAGTAAAATATCTCGCTAACTTTTAGATTTTTCATAAATCACTTTACTTGTTTTTGTTTCTCTTAATTCAATTTTTTCAATAGGTAATTTTGTTTCATTTTCTATTCTCGTAAATAACCACAATGCCATATTTTCAGCGGAAGTTTCAAAGGGTAATTTAATAAAAGGCTCTTTTGCAAATTCTAAAATATCACAAAGAGGATCTTTGTCATATAGCAAAAAATAATGATCGTATTCTTTAATAATAGGCTCAACCTTTTTATCAATATCACCAAATAATAAAGTGATTCCGCTTTTTTCATTTATTTGCCCTCCCCTGAAGAAACAAGTTACATAATAAGTATGACCATGAATACGCCCGCATTTTTCATCAGCATTTTTATTCCTATGCCCCGCGTAAAAATGATATTCTTTTACGATTTTCATATCCATTGCAATTCTTTTGCTTGATAAAAACCTTTCATTCTTAATTCACTTGCGGGATTCGTTGCTGATCCAAAACCCCATTCATTTGGAGTCATATTTCCGTCATAATCGGTTAATGTATCTTTTATAATAATATCAAGACAATCCAATTCTTTTGCTAATTTCCAGGTTTCCGCTTTATTAATATACATTAAAGGGGTGTGTATTCTAAAATCACCCGATCCATAACCTAATGATAAGGTATTTTGCATTGCGTCGATCGTTGTTCGTCGGCAATCTGGGTAACCTGAGTAATCTGTTTGACATACCCCCGTAACCAAATCATTGATACCCTTTTCGCTTGCGAAACTACCCGCTACCGATAAAAAAAGAATATTACGCCCCGCCGTAAATGATGCGGGCAATTCATCATTCAAATAACTTTTAGCATTATGATCTGAATGCTCAATCAAACTGCTTTTTGCTAATAAGCCTTTTATATTTAAAATTTTGTATTCAACCTTGGCATCTTTTGCAATCTTTTTTGCTTGCTCTAATTCCTGGGCATGCATTTGCCCGTAATCAAATCCCAATGCAATCACCTCTTTAAAATTCTTTTTTGCCCAATATAGGCATGTGGTTGAATCTTGACCACCTGATAATAAAACTACTGCTGAACTCATGATTAATAAATTTAGTTATAAATTATTTTTTGCAAATTTTTGGAATTTAACCCACTCATGGAAATTGTATTCAAGTCTACGCTTGGGATTGATCCCCCTTTGATTTTCTTTTGGTCTATGAGTGATGAAATTACCATTACCTACATATTGCATTATATTAAGGAATTTTTGCCCGCTGATCCAACTTGTCGAATCTACCGAATAAAAAGGATATTTTTTTAAGCCTTTTAAATTTGTATAACCAAGCCCATGAACTTTGCAATTATTTTCTTTTGCCATTCTGAGCAATTCTGTAAAAATTCTATGATCTTTGCGTTTGATCTCTCTTGTGACTATTCCTCCAATCGCAACGTAATCATAATCCTTGATCATTTTCTGCCAATAAGCCAAACCTCTGCTTTTATGCCAAACGGGTATGCATTTTTTTCCTGAAATTTTTTCGAGCTTTTCCCGTAATCTTTCAACCTCTTTGATACCCACGATCACGTCAATATCTAATTCAAAAAAAAGATCAATATCATGCTTTTTAATAAATTGGGCATAAGTTGTGATATATTGATCCCAATCGACATTTCCTGATTTTTTATTCATGAATGTAAAAGCCCCTGAATCCAAAAGGAATTTATGATTTTTATAAACTTCCAAATTTGAATCATTTAAATAATGGAAAGACTCAAGCAGAAACAAATCAGAATAAGCGGTCGTTAATCCACCTTTATCCCCTTGAGTTCCCGCTAAATATATATTCATTTTTTTATAATTCTAATAATTTCCATATTGCTTGTTCTGGCGTACCCCCAATTTCAGCCAATGCGTTTAATACCTTTTCGTGCTCTTCCTCGGTATACTCTAAAATAATTTTATTGGTGGGCTCTGCTTGATCTTGATCGTCTTCATTGAAAAATTCATCCAAATTGATCGGCTCCATTGCGTTAATCTCTTGATCCAATCCCCAGATTTCAAGCTGATTAGGATCAAATTGATCTTGTAAGATTTGGATATCCCATTCACCACCGCTAATATTATCCTTGATTAAGAATTCAAGTTCTTGTTCATCTGTAAATTCATCAGCAATAATAACGGGTAATTTTTGCATTCCCGCTTCAACGCATGCTCGATACCTCATGTTGCCACCCAGGATCATTTTTTCCTTATTTACTACAATCGGTCTTATCTCTAACATTTGAGGAAATTCTTTTACGCTTTTAATTAGCTTTTCAAGTTTTTCGTCGCGTATGAATCTCGGGTTATTTTCGTTTAGCTTGATTTCTTCAATATCTAAAAAAATGGTTTTTATTTTTTTACTCATACTAAAAGAATATTTTAAATATTGAAATTGGGATCGTAAAAATAATTAATCTTGCAAATGCAAATTTGACATTGTTTTTATCTTTTGCCCATGAAGTAAATTTGTCATGCTCTTTATGAGGTAAAATGATATGTAATGCCCTATCAACTACGAATATTATAAACATAAAAAAGATAACGGCATAACTCATTATCTTTGTAAGCAAATCGTATTTGCTATTTTCTTCAGATTTTTTTTTGCTCATTTTTTATCTTTTGGTGCTGAGCTATGAATTAAAAAAAGAGGGGTTTTAACCAATTACAGAGCAGATTTTCCCCTCTCCTTCCTAAAACATAACAATACTAATATAGTAAAAAATGCTTTCTGAATCATTATTTTAATAAATTTATTTTATGCAATTTGCTCGTATTCTTTTAAAAATTGCCTAAATTCCTCACCGTCTTGAACCTCCCAATCTTTAAGATCACGAAAGGTAATATAAAACAATTTGAATTCGTCTTCGTCTTCATTATAGAATTGAAGAATTACGTCAAGCCCCTCGCTAAGACCAAATGCACCAAGTGATGAGTATTGATAATTAGGAGCATTTAAGGTTTCTGTATTTTGAATTTCTTTTAGCCCATTATAACAAGTCCCGCAAGTCATTTCTTCAATAAATGGATAAGCCTTTTTTAATAAAGAAACTAATCCTAAATATTCATATTGATTTAAATTTTTAAAATTTTTCATTTTTTTTATGTTTTAGATTTATATTAATTTTAAATTTTCTGCTTCAGTCATTACTTCGATAAAATCCCGAAAATATTTATGGACATTATCTGGCGAATATCTATAAAAACCTTTATTGCTTAACCGATCACTAAATTTCATCCTTTCGTAAGGATCATGTATTTTTTTATCATACAAATAAATCATTTTATTGATATTGATTCGTAATTCGGGGTGATCTACATAAATGCTCATAATATTGTCAAATCGTCTTTTGCCCGCATAATTGAATAATTGAACAATTCTACCTCTCGTTATATCTATTTTATTTGCTCTCATGATCTTATAAGTAAAAATTTACGATTCGATCTGACATTAATCTGAAGAACTCGAGCATTTCTGCGTATGCTCCTTCATGATCATAATAATTGCTACAATGCTTTGTCATTCTTAAATTTTTGATTTCGTCGATATGATGCCATTTACCATCGTAGAATTCTGAAGCAGATTTTTTATAATTAAAACCCATGGGCGTACCATTGCTCATGTCATAGCGTATTTTGAATTTACGACCACAATCTGATTTATAATAAGTAATTCTTGAGGTAACTCCTTCTGAATTCCTCAATGGTGATCGATCTATGATCACCAATCCTGATTTTGTTATGTTTTTTTCCATATATATAATATACGAAAAATAAAGGGATTTTCCTACATAAATTTAATTTATATTCGTAATAAATGGTAAAAAAGGGTGATCCTAAAACCACCCCTAAAAAACTAAAACCTACTTTGAAATTACGTCTGCTATTTTCTGCATGGTCGTCAGATTCAACCCACGATCAGCATTTAAAAAAAGATATAATTGATTCGGGTGCACTTTACATTTTTTAGCAAAAGCGTGAACAGATATATCATTTTCAACAATATAATCATTTATTAACATAATGCAATCTTTTGTTAGATTTTTTAATTGCTCTTTGGCAATCGGCTTGATCTCTTTCTTTTTCATAATTTTAGAATTTTAAAATGGTAATCCGTCGTCGTCGTCGGGCATCATTTGATTAATAGCATCCTCCATGAAATTTGCTTCAATATTGCCCATTTTTTTACGAGGGGCAACCCCTTGATCATACGAGGTAAAATCTTGAGCAGATTCATTGCTTATTTTCCAAACTTCTAAGGTATTGAAATATTTAACCTCACCCTGGGGATTTGTCCATGATCTCCCACGAACATTGATAAACGCCTGAATTTGCTCACCCTCTGCCAATACATCAAGCAAAACGCACCTATCCTGAGAAGTTTGTAGCAAAATTTCTTGCGGGTATTTATCATCTGTTTTGATTACAAATTCTCTTAATTGAAATTTGTCTGATATTTTCCTCGTCGGAAAAATTTTAATAATTGTACCTTTTATATCCATGATTCTTGAATTTTTCTTTTATTTTCTAATTCTTTAATGCACTCTAAATAATAACTATTTGCCAATTCGTATTGGTCTGCCATTTCTTGCTCTTTATCTTGATCTCTTTCTAATTTTACAAATGTCAATCGGTCTTCCTCGGGGATATGGTTTACATCATGCAATTCGATATTATCAAAAGATCCTAACAATGAGCTTGGCGTCTGAGTAAGACAGTAAACCACCTCAGCAAAAGGTTTATTATATAAAAGCATGTAGCCTCTTAATTGCCAATCATACCCAGATTTTTTAACAGACTTTTCTGCTTCCTCTTGAAAGATCGGGAATGTTTCAAAAGACCATGAGCATTTGATATCAATGATCAAATCTTTTGCGTTGATATCGCATTCACCCGTCAACCAATCATTCGTGATTCTTTCTGTATTTTTTTTATATTCAAGAAATTTGGTTGTATTGATCATTTCAATTCCTAAAGGTTCATTCATAATTCCTTTTTCTGTGAATTTATTGCTGAAACTTGGGCTAATTCCGAAAAAGTCTTCTTTTGCTTTTTGCATTACATAAGTCTTGGTCGTTTCGCTTAATGGATCTTTTTTTGATCTGCTTTTCGTCATGATCTTGCTCAATTCTGAGCAACGAACTAATAATTTTTCTGTCTTCATTTGTTATTGTTTTTGGGTTAATTCTTCTTTTACTTTATCTACTTTTACCAATAATTCATTATCAATTTCTTGGACTAAATCCTCAACAAATTCTTCAGCCTTTTTTAACTGAGCATTGCTTAGCTTGAAAGTATCTTTTAATTTTTCAAGTGAATAATTACCATTTTTAATTGATTCTAAAGCACCATTTAATCTTTTAGTATCCAACTTTGGCTTTTCAGGCTCAGGAGCAACATAACCCTCTGGCAGATCCTCACCCGCATAAATATAAAGACCAAGGCCATGAAGTGCTAATGCTTTTGTAGTTGATCTTTGAATTGCTTTATTGACATCAAAACTCGTGATATTTTCCAAAAGAATTGATTTATTACGATAATCCATTACGGGTAAATAATCAATATGCTCAATGCCATTAATCATAACCCCTACTTTTACCCAACAACTTTTGCCGTCTGTAAAATAATTGATTTGATTTTCATTTTCATATACTTTCCTTTGAATACCTGGATATAATTTTTTTGCTTCAGACCAAGCCCAAGCCCAGGAAAGATAAGTTAAATTGCCTTTTTTTTCGGTCTTTTCATTTACATTGATAGCATTCAATGTATCAAAAATACTTGTGATTTTTTTCTGCATGATGTTATGATTTATGATTGTTTAAAATGAATTCTGAAACTCAATTCCGAACGCAATGCTAAAAATTCTTGCGCTTCTTCCATTGTTTTACTTACTCCTTTTAAGGAAAGATATTCAAATCTTTTTTTTATCTCTTTCGTAGATAATTTTCTTATTTTACTTGTTATGTTTTTCATACTTCAATATACGCATTAATGATCAAATAACCTACATAAATTTAATTAAAAAAATTTAATTTATTACTTAGGTTTGCCCTGATTTCTTTTGCATTTCTTCCTCTCTTTTTAAATTGCTAATATGCTGATTCATTGCATCAATAATTGAATTAATTGAATCATAAAAAAAACGCATTGAATTATATAAACCGTCGAGGGTTTTTTCTTTTGTATATTGATCGATTGAATAAAATTTCCCTAATTCACTTGCTTTACTCATAGGAAAACCCGCATCTAAATATTTTTTTGTATTTTCTCTTTTGATCCTTTCCGTCTGGGCCTCTGAATTTTTCCATTCAATTCTTGCGGTGCCTAATTCTGTTGCGTAATATGATAGCAAACTCACTAATTGAATTCGTTGATACATCAGATCATTAATACCCAGGTAATCCCCTGGCAAATCTCTGTACCAATCAATTATTGTATTTATTTCGTCAATTAATTCATCAAAGTTTTTCATAATCTTTTACCTTTTTTTTATAATATTCGTAAAGTTCTTTTAATTCGTCTTTTAATAATTTTAGCTTTATGTATCTGTTTTCGTCTAACCAATCAAGCTGATCCTGGGTAATTCTTTCTGTTATTCTTTTTCGATATTCATGCAAATTACCATGCTTATTTCTATTACATGGCACGCATTGAGCATGCACGTTTTGCTCATTAAATCGTATGCCCTCATAAGTTGAGGGGTAAAAATGCCCCGCGTCATACTTTCTATTAATTAATGAAATGCCACAACTTACGCAACCTTTTTCCTGATCCCTAAGTCTAATAAATTTATTAAAGATTTTTTGAACTTTTTTTTTATGATCACTCAAAGTCATCATTTTTTCGTAATATTCTTTTTTTTCTGCTCTGGCTATTTTTTTTGCCTGAAGACGCATTTGTTGATTCGAATAAGCAATAGCACATTGATAATTACATACCTTTTGCGTTGATTTATGAGGGAAGAAATTTATCCCGCAAATTTTACATTTTTTTGCTTTTCTTTCTTTCATTAAAAAGGAATTTCATCTTGTTGTCTATCTTGAAAACCAGCTGAGTAATCTATCGGTACGGGTTTATCAAAATGATTTTTTTTAATTAAAATATTATTCCATTGTGAATTTTCCAATTTTACTTGCATTTTATTTATGCCAATAGCCCCGTCACGATTTTTAGCAATTATGAATTCCCCCATTCCTTCCATGTCTTCACCATTTTCATCTACCAATTCACCGTAATACTCAGGCCTATGCAAAAATGCTACAATACTTGCATCTTGTTCAATTTCTCCCGATTCTTTTAAATCTGGCAAACTCGGTCTTTTTCCACTTCTTCCAATATCTCTGCTTAATTGAGCAAGAGCAATACAAGGCAATTTATTAGACATTACGATTCTTTTTAGATCGTTGCTGATCTTGGTAACCTCTCCATATCTCGTCTCAGACTTTGAAGGCATTATTTTTTGTAAATAATCGACCATAAATAATTCAATATTTTGATTATTCTTTACAGATTGCAATTTGATTTCAATATCTTTTGTAGTATGCGAGCCGTCAAATATTATCAAATTATTCCAAAATTTATGATTTTTTAATTCTTGAATTTTTTTTATTTCATAATCTGAGCAATGTCCGTATTTTATATGATTTGAATCAATCCCCAGAATGTTAGCAATAATTCTCCTAACTATTCGATCATGAGCCATTTCAAGGCTAAAAAAAACTAATCCTTTATTTTCGTGATAGCATAAATTTTTAATTAGTGAAATTGCCCAAGCCGTTTTTCCCATTGCGGGGCGACCTCCAACTACCATTACATCGTCAGGCTCAAGGATTAACTCACCTTTTAAGCAATCCCAACCCAATTCAAGACCTAAAGGTATTCCTAATTTTGCTTGCTCATGATTGAACAATACCTTTTCGACGCTATCAGCATTTGTAATTTCTTTTATTGATTTATTCGTCGTCAATAAATCTTTTATGATTGAAACCTCTTTTAATATGAAATTACTTCGAGGATCTGCTTTGTGCATCTCTGTATTTATATTTTGCACCATTAAAAAAACCTTTCTGATTGAATAATTATACCAACAATCATTAATTAAACCCTCTTTGTTTAAAGTATCTGAAAAATCAATATTAGTAGTGATCTCACTTAATTTAATAATCGTGTCTTTTTCTAATTGATCATTTTCTCTTAAAAAAGTAGTGATATTCAATAAATCAATATTTTTTCCTTGCTCAATATTTTCTTTTATTGCTAAGTATATCGAATTATGGAAATTACTTTGAAACCAATCAGGATCAAGTATATTAAAATATTCTTTTTGCTCTGATTGATTCAGATTGAAGACAATGGCAAGAGCCTTGTCAAAGCTATTCAAATTATTCATTTTGTTATGTTTTATTTTGTGGGAATATAAATAGGATTTTTATTATAATCAAAACCAAACTTATCTAATGTAGCAGATCGTCCAAAATATTCCAGGGTGCAATACTTAAAATTGCTTTCAGAATGAAATGGATCTTTTTTTACATTGAGCATTGCTCGTCGTATATTATCTCTTGTATAACCCTCTTTGAGCCTGGCTAAATATTTATTTTTATTAGAATCATTAAAAACCCGATTATTTTTGGTAAAAGTTTCATTAAAAAAAGACAATAATTTTTTCCAATCAATATTTTCTTTTCGGAATTCAATTATTTTTTTCTCTTTCTTTTCTTTTTCTTTCTTTTCCTTTCTTGAATTTTCTTCAGCATTTATTTCAATTTGTTTAACATTTGCTGATTTTTCTTTTCTAATTTGAGCAGATCGTTGCCCCGCTAAACTTCTAACCTCTTTTATTTTATCACGCTTTTTGATATTTTCAAGTACTCTTTCTGAGTAAATATATTTGCCCCGTTTTTTAAATAATTCACAAATTTTAATTTGGTATTCAATTATTTCCTTAACGACATTTACTTCATCTTTAAAAGTGCTTGCAATAGCTTCAAAAATATATGGTTTTAAATATAATTTATGTTCTTGTTCTTCATGCAATATTTCCACTACCCGCCAATATACCCCGTAACCTTTTGCCCCATATTTTCCCAATAATGCTTGGATCTTTGGATCGTTAGTCGTTGAATAATCATGCGAAAAATAATATGCGTCTTTTTGTTTTTTCATTTTTGATTTGTTATGTCTATATTTTTTAAAGATGCGAGCATTGAATTTGCTCTTTGTTTTACGCCCTCGACGTATTTTCGTCTTTCGGTAATATCTGGCTCAATGTAATAGCCTTTGCTTGAAGCTATTAAATTTAAAATTAACCCATTGATTCGTATATGATTAATTATTTTCCTGATCCTTGGTTCACTTAGTGAATGATATTCAGGAAATTTTTTTAAGGCTTTTATCATTTGTTTATTCGTGATAGCCATTTCTTTACCAATTT